CCGGGTCCCCGCTACCACCCCTAAGGACTCAAATCCAAGTGCGTGCGCCTCCAGAGTTCGCGGTGATACACTGAGTCAGGAGGCACAATGAGCAACAACGACCCCATGACCGTGACGCAGATCCAGGAAGCCCTGTACCGACTGGCCCCTGACGCCCTGACGTGCATCGAGCGGACGCTGCGGGGCAGCATCAAGCCGGTGAAGGCTCAGGTTGACTGCGCCTGGAAGGTGATCGAGGTGTCGCAGGGGCGTGCCGAGGTGAAGGAGGACACGGAGGTCGCGGACCTGCGCAATGTGCTCCAGCTTGTTGAGCCGTGAGCGAGGAAGTCCACGTTCCGGCGGGGATTCCACAGCATCTGCGAGCCGATACGGGGCGGCTGCTGTCGGACAGGGCTGCGTTCTGCCGGATGATTCGGATCAAGCACAAGCAGCAGCAGAAGTTCGTCCCATTCGAGCCGAATCGGGCGCAGCAGGCGCTGTGGGACCTGATGGACAAGACCAATCGGGTCATCGTCATCAAGGCTCGGCAGGTCGGTATCTCTACAGCGGTACGGGCATGGCAGTTTCACCGGGCATACAGCAGCCCGAACCCTGAGACGTACGCCGTTCTGTCGTTCCACGAGCGCTCCGCGCGAAATCTGCGGCGAATGGACCGCCGCTGGCTGACGGAGCTGCCGACGCTGCTCCAGCGCGAACTGGATGTGGACAGCGCAGAGGACACGGTGTTCAAGGACACGCTCGCGGGGTTCTCGTCGTTCACGACAGGGGGCCGCGGCGGTACTCGCTCCTTCGAGTTCACGGGCGGTCACCTGTCGGAGTTCGCGTTCTATACGGACGCCGACGAGGTGCTTGCCCAGACCATCTCGACGGTCGGCAACGGGCCGGTCATCATCGAGAGTACGGTCAATGCACCAGGGGATGCGTTCCACAGGCTCATCGAGGGCGCACCCGAGAACGGATGGACGGTGTTCTCGTACTGGTGGTGGCAGCACGACGCGTATCGTGACGAGCGGGTACCGGAGGAGTTCGAGCCGACGCTGGAGGAGGAGGAACTCGCGGAGAAGTACGGGCTCGACGATGCGCAGCTGTGGTGGAGGCGGCAGCAGGTAGCGACGCTGGGGTCCCACAAGTTCAAGCGGGAGTACCCGGGCTGCCTGGACGATGCCTTCCTTGCGCGGGAGTGCACTTACTTCGACCCTCGGGATCTGGATCAGATCGACACGGTGTGGTTCGACACTCCTCAACGGGAGTTTGCGCCACCAGAGGAGTCGAGCCGGTACGTCATGGGCGTGGACGTCGCCGCCGGAGTGGGCCAGGACTACTCGGCTCTGTCGGTCATCGAGCTGGGGTCATTGCAGCCGGTGTACATCGAGCGGAGCAATACGACTTCTCCCGTGGACTTTGCTGCCCGGGTCGCGACGGTAGCCCGCCGCTACAACGGGGCTCTGGTTCTATGCGAGGCAAACAACCACGGGCACGTTGTTCTCAACGAGTTGAACCGGCTGCGGTATACGAACCTGTGGAAGAACGCGCGAGGGAAGCCGTGGATTACGACGGTGCGCTCGAAGTTGGACGCGTTCGAGTGTCTCCGCGAGCACGTCAAGGCGGGCATCATCTTCGCGCTCGACCAGTCCACCATGCACGAGCTACGGGGGCTGGAGGTGCGGCGGGTGACGCCGGAGGCCCCAGCAGGTCTGCACGACGACCTTGCGGTATCACTCGCACTGGCCTATCGTTGCGTGCGAAGTGCCCCTCTCGCGCATAGGCGGGAGTCAATGACGGGGTACATGGACGAGTTCATCCGTAGCCGTCGTGTTGCGCGCATCAAGTCCCGCGCTCTGCCGTGGAGTACGAACACATGATTACGCCGAAGATCGCGCAGAAGATTTACGAGCAGCACGAAGAATATTGGAACGACCGCCGCCCAGAGATGCGGCGACTCCGCAACGCCTACCTCATGCGGTACTGGCAGCGGAACATGTCTTACGACGAGAACCTGCTCATCGAGACTTCCAGGGCGTACGAGCTGATCGAGAGTTTCGTTGCGTCGCTGTTCGTGCGGGACCCCTCTGTCGTGGTCAAGCCAGACCTTCGCGGAGCCGGAGACCCTGAGCTGACCGAGGAGGTCGCCAACGACTGGCTGCTGAACACGCGTAGGGAGATCGAGGACGCCCTTCGGCAGTCCCTCATCTACCCCTGGGCAGCCATGAAGTTGACGCCGTCCGACTCCAAGGACGTGCTCAAGCGCGTGACCATCACACCGGTCGGCCCCTGGGACGTTATCGTCGATGATGCAGCATCGTCTTGGCAGACGCAGCGTTATGTTGGCCACCGCTACTATGTCCCAATCGAAGCGGCCAAGGAGAAGTACGGGAACAAGAAGTACGCAAAGCGCTCCTTTGCCCGCTACATCGACTATCAGGACGAGTCCGAGATGGTCGCTGCATACCGCAGAGACGAGGACCCGGTCACCCAACAGATCGACGACTTCATCCTTGTGGTCGAGTTCTATGACCTCGTGAAGGAGCGGCTGCTGGTGTGGTCTCCGGACTACGCAGAGGGGCGGAAGTTCCTGTACGACGGCATCGAACTGGAGGTCGGCGTTGAGGGGGAGCCGTCGTCGGAGAAGTTCGACGGTATTCCGTTCCGCACGGCGAGCGATCGGCCCATCATTCCGATCGTGCCGCTGTACATGTCTCGGGAGCCGGACGAGCCGCTGCGCGGGTACTCTGCTCTGCGCCGCGTGTACGACCAAGTCGTTGAAATCAATACGATTCGCACGTTCCAGGCGAACGGCGCACGACGGGCGGCGCGGCAGTGGATGGTCGAGAAGGGCGTCCTCGACGAGGAGGCAATGTCGAAGATTGCCCAGGGGCAGGACGGCGAGTTCATCGAGATCGAACTCTCCCCGGGCCAGGACCTCACCCGGGCGATTGCCCCCGTGCCTCACAGCCCGGTCCCGCCGGAGTTGCAGATTTACGAGGGTCAGGTCGAGGACGACTTCGGGCGCGGCAGCATCATGGCTCCGTTCACACGGGGCGAAGCGACCAAGGCCACGGCTACGGAGATTACGGCTCTCGCGGCATACTCGGCATCCGAGATCGGTCGGATGGCGCGTGAGCGGGACGCAGCCATCGCAGAGGTCGCGCAGGCGTACGTCGTCATGCTTGCGACGCTCATGGGCGACGAGATCGAGATGGTTCGCCTGGGCGGAAAGGCCAAGGCGCTCCAGTCCGACGACCTGACCGGAGACTTTGGGTTCTTCGCGCAGGACTCGGGCTCGACCCCCATGTCCGAGGCAGTGAAGAAGCAGGAACTCATGAACCTCGTGCCAGTCCTCCAGGCTCTCGGCGTCAGCAACGACACCATCCTCAAGAGCCTTGTGCGCGTGTACCGGCTCAGCGAGGACTTCCTGCCGAAGGCGCAGCCGACACCACCAGTACCACAGCCGTCCCCGCAGGGGATGCCTCCCGGGATGATGGGCGCACCCGGCGAGGCGCTTCCGTCGATGGGTGTAGCACCCGGCGAGATTCCTACGCCCGGTTCCGTCCGCGCAGTGCTGCCTGACGGAGAGGTCATCTGATGCCGCTGTACAGCTACCGCTGCCGTTCCGGGCACGTCATCGAGGAACTGCGCAAGTTCGATCGCCGCATGGAGGAGTTGTCCTGCGGCATCTGCCAGCAGCCTGCGACCATCGTCGTCACCATGCCCGCGAAGACTGCGTGGCAGTGGGGAGACACGAAGTGGGACGGCTTCTACGACCGCGGTCTGGGGATCACCTACCGCGACAAGAATCACCGCGAGAGTGTCATGGCTGACCGCGGACTTCGCCCCCTTGAGGACGGCGAGGTCGAGGCGGAGCAGAGCCGCGTTAGCCGTGAGCACGAGCAGCACAACAAGAACGTCGAGACCTTCAAGCGAGTGCTGGAGGACACGGGCAGTTCTGCAATGGCGATGGCACAGACCTTCCCCGACCCTGAGGTGTGAGATGGACGAGATGGAGCAGGTTGCCAACGAGGCAATGATGGCAGGCGCAGAACTTCAGGAGGGTCTCGACATGGGCCTTCCGTCGGTGCGGGGGATGTTCTCGCAGACTTCGATGAACGCGCTGGTCAGCGCCGCCAACGATGCCCTGGAGTCCGCGGGGTTCGAGGGCGACTACCCGGAGTTCCAGTCCGACGTGACCGAGTTCCCGGGCGAGTTCATGCGCCTGCTCATGATGCTGTCCGATGCAGCCGGAGAGGCAGGCACTGGCGTTAGCATCGAGGTGTCGGGCATCGAGGATGACCGTGACGTGGCGATGCTCGCGTCGCAGGTCAAGAAGTTGGCCCAGAGCCCCGAGTTCCAGCGCGCCATGTCGGGCGGAGCGGAGGTCGAGGTCGAGGCAGAGATGGCTCCGGGGATGGCCCCCGAGGGCATGGGAGAGGAAGCACTCATGATGGAGCGTATGTGACATGAGCGAGCAGACAGCAGCACC